AGCTCTAGGAACTCCTTTGATTGGAACTTCTTATCAGTACCATCAACAGAGTACCACGCTCCTGATCTTTTTACCAAACCTTCTGCCTCTAGCTGCTTCAATACACCTGCATATGGGTTCAAACCTTCGTTGTACATCAGCTCAAACTCACACTCTCTAAAAGGTACAGAAACCTTATTTTTTGTGTTGCGTACTGAACCTTTGATACCTATCACGGTCTTGAACTCATCTCTTACCAAGTCGCTAGTCTTATTCGAGATTGTCTTCAAATTTACGCCTAAGTAATACTCTAACGACTTTCCTCCTGCTGCCATGGTATCGGGACTGCCATACATAACACCAACCTTATTTCTGATTTGGTTGATAACTATGAGGCCAACCTTATACTTTCGCATGAGAGGATTTATCTTTCTCAAACAAGCCCCTGTTGCTTTAGCTCTTACTGCACCTTGCATGTTATTTCCATCGTAACTATCTGCTTCATACTCAGCTTTTGATGGAGAGACTGCAATACTGTCGTAAGCAACAACAATAGGTGTGTCCTGATCTGTTTCCCTGATAGCAATAATTGTGTCCTCAATAACTTTAAAACAATCTTCTAAAGTTTCAGGCGCAGCATAAATTAGTTTGTCAGGATCAATTCCAAGATGTCTTGCAAATTCAGCATTGTAAGCATTTTCAGAATCTACTAACATTGTGTAGTAGCCTTTAGCTTGTGCCTCTTTCAAAATGTGAGTAGCGAACACAGTTTTAGCTGTAGACGCTTCTCCGTGAAACTGTGTGATCATACCAATAGGAATACCTTTTGTATAATCACCAGAGATCACCTTGTTAAGAGCGAAGCTACCAGTAGAAACAAAACCCATATCAGGTACTTGTTCTGAGAGAAGGCCAGCATTTTTTAAACGATCTAATACTTCTTTATTCATACCTTATCATAGTTTCCAAAAAGATTTGACTTTTTGGTCATTGTATTTTTCCGCTGTATATTACTTCTTTGATTCCGTATTTGTGAATCAAACCCATACAGCATGAGCAGGGTTTAGCTAGATTATTGTTAGCTCTATAGACATAGATCGTAGTGCCACGAATATCAATACCTTGTCTGATAGCCTTATAAATCGCGTGGCTTTCAGCGTGTAAGGTATTATACGATCCTGATCCAAACTTAGGGTGAGTCTTACGACTATTAGGAGCAGAAACCAAAACTTTATTCTTTTTGGCTATAGCTGCTCCCATTTTGAAACGGTGAGTCGATCTTCTGGATTCTTTTATTGCCGCCCTCATCGGCGGCGCGGTCGGCGGTGCTTCCATCATTTCATCCTATTATCGTATGCACCTTCGCCGTTGACCTTAAATCCAGGTCTAGCATATCCAAAATACCTATACAAAGTTCCACCCTTCTCCATCTCGGGGTCGCAATCAGGACAATGAGTGGGCGGGTTATCTATATTCTCTTGAATGCTTTGAAACGTACTAAACTTGGTTTCGCAAGCAGAACATCCGTAATCGTAAGTAGGCATCAGCGATTGTCTCCTGAACCCATTATAGTCCCGCGAGCCTGACGATCTCGAAGTTTCTCGATATTTAAAATAGCACAGGTTTCCATATCAACACCTAACTCCTCACAAAGAGCAGCGATGTACCAAAGAACATCACCAATCTCTTTCATGATCTCTGCTGATTTTTCAATGGAGATTTCCCCACCATCATCACGCATAACCTTCTTGATCTTCTCGGCTACCTCTCCTGCCTCACCACAAAGTCCTAGAGTGGGGTAGTAGGGGTTGTTGCCTTTATTCGGGTAGATCGCGGTCTTATTCGCTTCTGCTTGATACTCGTTGAAGTTCATGACTTTCCTTTTTTTTTTTGATACTCTGGTCCTACTCCATATAAGTAGGCATCAAACTCATCTCCACTTTGATCATCTTCATGATATTCCATGAATTATCATAGTTTAGCTTGAATCATTTCTTCAACCAAACTCTCAAAAGTATACTCAGGCTCCCAGCCTAGAACCTCTTTTAGCTTAGAGCAATCCCCCTTGAGATCAGTAAGCTCTGTAGGTCTGTAATACTTTGGATCAATAGTAATGTAATCTTTATAGTTGAGTCCTAGCTTACTAAAGACCATATCACAAAGCTCACGAACAGAATGCGATTCTCCCATAGCACAAACAAAATCATCAGCTTTATCGTGTTGCAACATTAACCACATAGCTTTTACATAATCCTTAGCGTGTCCCCAATCTCTTGTAGCATCAAGATTACCTAGAGCTAGTTTATCAACCTCTCCTCGCTTAATTTTACAGGCACCGTCAACGATTTTGTTAGTAACAAAGTTTATACCTCTTCTAGGTGATTCGTGATTAAATAAAATGCCATTACTAATAAACATTCCATAGGAAGAACGATAAGTTCTAGCCAAGTTATAACCATAAAGTTTTGCACAAGCGTAAGGACTCACAGGACGCATAAGAGTTGTCTCTCTTCTAAAGCCATCAGAATCTTGCTCATTACCAAACATTTCAGAGGAGCACGCTTGATATATTTTAGCTGAAGGACAAAGCATCCTTGCTGCTTCTAGGAGATTTAGAACCCCGTTAGCGTCTGCCATTGTAGTAAATGCTGGTTGATCAAAACTAATTCTAACATGTGACTGTGCAGCTAAATTATAAATCTCATGAGGTCTACATTTAGAAATAGCTGACATGAGAGAGGGCATATCCGTCATGTCACCGTACACTAAATGAAACCTTTCATTAGTGGATATTCTAAAGGTTTCTAGTCTAGATGTTTGGTTCTCTGGAATGGAATGTCTTCTTACTACGCCCCAAACTTCATATCCCTTATTTAATAGTAATTCTGCTAAATAAGAACCATCCTGTCCACTAATTCCTGTTATAAGTGCTCTTTTCATACCATTCATATGTTTTTACAATTCCATCAGTAAACGAAGTAAACTTGAACTCTGGGCACAACTCTAAGAATTTGGCATTATCCCCGTCTTTTCTATATTGTCCATCAAGCTCACCTGTATACTTGATAATAAGGTCTTTATTTATTATAGTTGAAACGGCATTTACCATCTCTTCAATACTTAAATTTTCATTAGGAGCAACGATAACAGGATCACAAGTATGATGGCGATCTAAAAGCATTGGAATAGCTCTACATAAATCGTCTACATATAACTGCTGTCGTAGTGGCTTGCCTGTGCCCCAAAACTCTACTGTATTCGTGGACTCATGTAGCTTACGAATTGCAGCCGCAACAAAATGTGATGTTTCTAAATCAAAGTTGTCTTCAGGCCCATATAAGTTACTTGGGGAGAAGCATGAGTAATCTAACCCAAACTGCTTTCTTAGTGAGTTAATATGTACCCACATTAGTCTCTTTGTATAACCATAAGCAAGGTTAGTTTCAGCAGGGGGGCCTTCTAAGAGCGCAGACTCATCATAAGGGTACATTGGCAGTACATTTGGGAATGCACAAGTGCTTAAAGAAGCTAATAATCTAGGCACTCCTACTGCCCTACAAGCGTCTACAACATTTATGTTCATCTTAGCATTTTGATAGAAGAAGTCTGCTGGGTGTTCAGCGTTATCTTTTATACCTCCTACCTTAGCTGCTAAATGAACTACTGCATCAGGCTTCTCCTTGCTAAAATAAGAAACCACCCCGTCAGCGTCTAATAAATCTAAATCTTTAGAAGACAAGTAAATCCAATCAGGTCTGATTAGTTGAAGTCTTCTGCCAACAAACCCAGATCCTCCAGTTACTATAACCTTCATCTATTGACGACCTCGCAAATAGTGTCAATCTCTTGCTCACTCAGAAGATGGTGATTTGGTAGGTACATTCCATGCTCTCTAACTTTTTCAGCATTAGGTAGTACCTGCTCTCCATACTTCTTTACGAAGAATGGTTGTTTTCCCATTGAACCACAAATAAGAGGTCTACACTCAACATTTTTCTTCATCAGCGCATTGGCAATTTTATTTCTATTCTTAGATATGATAGGGAAGGCAAAGTTAGAAACAAAGCCACTATTAACAGGAACTTTGAACTCTTCCTTAACCTTATTCTGATACATAGCGAAGTTCTCAGACCTACGCTTACAGATCATATCGAGCTTGTCAAGCTGCCTAATCCCCAAGAAAGCTTGTAGGTCTGTAGACCTTATGTTGAAGCCCGCATGGAAGAAGGTATAGAAGGCATCAAACTCAGATACGCCCCACTCATCACAGTAAGCTTTTTGCTGGTCTTCACTCCAATCTCTACACCAGCCATGACTACGCACAGATTTCATAATCATGTCGTATCGTGTATCATTAGTGCATACCATACCGCCCTCTATAGTCGAAATATGATGCCCAAAGTATGTAGAAAAGGTTGACATGGCACCAAAGGTTCCTAGCTTCTGCCCACCCTCTACTGCGGAGCCTAGAGACTCACAGCAATCCTCAAGAAGGATTACGTTATTTCTGTCACACATCTCTACAATCTTATGCATGTCAGGAATAAGACCAAGGACAGATACGAGAATAGCAGCTTTGGGCCTTAGCCTTACTTTATGTTCTCCAAGTTTACGAACTACACCATCAGTAATAATTGATATAAAGTGATCTAAATCATACGAGTAATCCTCTAGGTTGCAATCACAAAGAATAGGTTCTAGTCCTAGTTGCATGACGGGGGACAAGTCGGTTGCCCAAGAAAGCGCAGGAACTACTACTGCGTCCCCTGGCTCAAGATCGCCTGCCTCCAGCAGCGTAGCAAGCATCAAGAGGTTAGCGGAGGATCCTGAGTTCACAAAGGTTGAATGCTTAGTTCCCAACCACTCAGACCACTTCTTTTCATACTCTAAAGTAAACTTCCCCTTAGTTAGCCGTGGATAGGTTTTTATCCAGTCTGCAAGAGCGTCCATGTCTTGCTCATCAATTGTTGCTTCTGCTAGTTTAATTGGCATGTCTCTCTCTTAGTTTTGGAAGGGTTTTCTTATATAGTTCTAAATCTTCTGGTTCAACCATACCTCGTTTAAACAGGCGAGGTCTAATCTTAGGCAACTGTTTAACCTGTTCCTCTGTTAATGACTCTAGTAATTTAAGGGATGCCAAAGTAAACTCAGGACAACACCTGTGCATCCTATCAAATAAATCTACTATCGTGTCCTCTGATGTGACTGGGTATGATTGCTTTGAAATAATGGGTCCATAATCGTAGTCTCTTGACATCTTGTGAAAGGTAAGACCCTGCTCCACCACTCCTTCTTTTAAGGTGTGATAAAGTATATCAGTCCCACCCCACATAGGTAATAGCCCAGTATGAACATTAAAAGCATTATCTATATCATGTAACTTTTTGTCATACTGTATGGAAAGTTTGATGTCATGTTCAATACTATCATCTACAACAGGTAGATTTATTTTACCAGTCACCGTTGGATTATCTGAGGGAATATACCCTACTAAATCATAGTGTTGCTTTAGCAATTCTACAGTATCTCTAGTTAAAGAAGATGATCCGTAAATTAGTATTTTTTTAATTAACATTACCAACCCTCCTTGATGGAATCAACGATGTACTTTCTATCCTCGTCTGTGACCCACCAACCATTAGGGATGCAAATCATATCTTGAGTTAACTTTTCAAGATTGGGTAGTAGTGTTTTATACTCTGCGACACAGCTATGCTTATCATTCCTTTCATGAACTCTGCTCACCATGATACCACGATTGTTCATATGACGCATAAAAGCATCTCTATTCTTAACTCTGATGGTGTAAATCCAATCAGCAGAATAAGCTTTAGGATTTCTCTTCAAAAGAGTGACCCCATCAACGCCCTGCAATTCTTTCTGATAATACTCAGCATTATCATGATGTCTCTCAACAACTTTTAAGGCATGGGGGAAGTTATGTATTCCTATGGTAGCATTGATGTCATTCATATGAAATTTATACCCCCACTCAGGAATATCTTCCTCACATCGGAAATCTTTAGAGTTAGTCTCTCGATCAATCCCGTACCATCGCAGCAGCTTTGCCCTTTTAAACAATTCTTGGTGAGGGAGCATCAACATTCCCCCATCTCCAGTAGTAAAGTGTTTAATTGCTTGGAAACTGTAGAATGCTAGGTTGCCGTGGTTCCCCAAAAACTCCCCATTAAACTTGCTTCCAAAAGAGTGAGCGCAGTCCTCAATGATCGCTGGCTTGAAGCCGTACAATTCTTTTGCTCTACTTTGGATCCGCTTTAGACGATCCAAGTCTACAGGATTGCCTCCCCAATGAACAACTACAATAACCTTTGTTTTTTTAGAAATCTTTCTCTCAAGATCATCTAGATCCATGTTGCAAGTCTCTGGATCAACATCAACCCACTTTATTTTATAGTTATTTGCTAAGACGGGCCAGTTAGTAGCCGTGCATGTTAAAGGCGTAACTAGAACTTCATCGCCTTCATTTACTCCAGGCCAATCACTAAATGCTTTCTTTAATAATCGTAAAGCTAGGTGATCTGCTGAAGTTGCTGAGTTAGTTGTTACAAGCATCAGGTTTTGAAAATGTCTCTTAAGAAGTAGCTCAAACTCCTTAACCCGCTCACCCTCTCCAATAAAACCAGACATCAGAACCTCGTTAAGAGGCTCAAGGACATCTTCACTCATCGAAACTTTAAATAATGGAATCATTGTGTATAAACCTTTGTAGAAAGATAAGCAATTTCCTTTAGTTGATCCTCTCTCGGAATAGTGTTACTCAAAGCTTGGTTCCTAACCCTAAAGCAGACTAGGGGTTCTGGTCCTTCTATTATAGTAGGAGGTCCCCAAGACTTCCAAAAACGGTAGTATAAATCAGTATCGTTTAACCACCTTAATGATTCATCCATCCTAATTTCAGTCTTCTTAAACGCAACTGATGTTGGACCACCTATATAGTTTTCACCTTTCAACAGGGCCTGGGGGTAAGAGACATCAATCCTTGGAAAATTTCCTGCGTATTGATAGTAGTTTGAGGAAATATCTTCTTGAGTAACTGAATTAAAGGCGCACCAATCACACTCCTGTAAAGCAGATACAATTATTTCGACGGCCTTATTATTGCAGAACTTATCATCCTGAAGCAGGACTTTGAGATAATCTCCCGTGCTTAGATCAATCGTATTATTAGTATTGGGTGAAGCACCCCAGCCGCGACCTCTATCACTTTTACTGTAGATTACTTTGATGTCCTTTCTGAATGGAAAGTTCTCTACAAAGTTTTTAACTTCATTATCAGTTGAATTATCAGAAATGACAATCTCTATGTTATCATAAGTTTGTGAATTGATAGAAGATAAGTTTTCTTCTAGGTATAGAAGAGAGTTCTCTCCCAAATTGTAAGTTGGGACTAGAATTGAAATTAGTTTATTCATTTGTTATTCTTTAATAATAAGTCTAGCTCCTTGTCTACACGCTCATAAAAATTAATGTACTTTACTGCCTTATTATAGTTCACATCAATAACAGAACTAAGTCGCTCGTAATCATCCATGTCTAACTCATTTAGGATAGTCTCCAACTCTTCAAGAGTAGAGAAGGTTATCATACCAGACTCATCGAAGAACTCGCCCACATTAGGAGCGCCCCAATAAATTGGGATCGTCTTGGTTACAAAACAATCAATCAGCTTTTCTGTAATCCAGTTATCGTGTTGCTCGTTTTCAATGATGATAGAAAACTTAGCTTGCTCAAACACAACATCCTTAGATGGAAGCCGTGGTGGTGTCTTGTACGCTGCTACCGTATAGTTTTGATTACGATACTTCAACATGAAATCATATACTTCATGGCGAAGCTTGTGCCCCTCAGTCATAGCTTTGCTAGACATCAAGAAGCTAACTTGATTCTTTTTGTCAGCCTTGAAGTTTGGTATATCAATCCAGCAGTCACCAAAGATGAATCGCTTTGCGTTGGGGCACGCTTCTAAGATATCAGTATGCCATGCTAGAATCAAATCAAACAAGTGGTAATTATTTATAATGTCTTGTCGAAAGTCCTTGATGGAGGGAGGTTCGAGTTGGATGAACACCTTCTTGTTTGCCGAGTTATCTAGGACTTGACAATCCAAGGTTATGCTAATAGACTCCTCGCGTTCTTTTAGTTTATTTTGTATGCTTGGATCTGTAGTAAAGAAACTAGGCTTCTTCATAGGAGTGTCCATTCTTCTGGTATAATGTCTTTTGTTAGCCTTGGAGCTTTAGGACCAAACCATTGTTTAGGCGCAATCACCTTCTTGCTGTCAGCTAACCAAGCGCCCCACCAACTAAAGCTGCTATTGGCTATGATATGATAGCTGCATTTCGTTAGAAGTTCAAAGTCTTCTATAAAGTCCTTATCAGAAACCTCAAACCTATCCCCTACAAAACTCTGTCTACACCACTCAGGATCATCAGTAAAGATCTTCACAGGTTTCTGTGGCAGCATATCTAGAGCTTGCTGATAATATTCCAGCGAGCAAGTTGGGTGGACATCAGGATACTTTAGGTAATCACCTCTGCGAACATGCAGACCAATATATTCTTGATCTAACTTGTCTGGGTGCTTTGGATCTTTCAGACTGAACTCTCTTTTGATGTCCTCTTTGTAGTCTGCGAAATACTTTTCAGATTGAAAGTAGCCATGCAGAGTTACATGATCCTGCTCTGGAATAGGCGCATAGTGGAAGTGAGGCTCATAATAAACGAGTTCTTGGTAGAAGTCGATTGGTTGACTCGTTATGTTAAACAACTCAAACAAGTTTGGTTTATTTTGAGGAAATCCGCAAGTGGTGTTCAAGCGTTTGCTCGCTGCATAGGTAGCAGCATACTGAAACATCTGGTTCCCTAGCCAACCAAAATACCCTGGTACAAAAGTAATCATATTTGTAAACTAAAGTTGGTTAGCTCTGGTTGATCTTTCTGATAGAAGAAAGGATCGTTAGGTGTCAAGACCTTGAAGTCTTTTTGTATTGATGCTAATGCAACATCACAAGGGACGAGACGATTCAAGAAAGATTCAATAACCTTTATTGCAGCATCAATGTATTCTTGACTCAAGAAAAGCATGGCGTGAGTTCCACACATATTGTAAACTCTCTTCATCGACTCTGTTTCTTGGCTTGCCATCACTAGTCCTGGGTAAGCTAAGTTATGATTACGAAGAGTTCCATGATTTGACACACCTAGGTAAACCATATCGGTGTCTTCAGGAACCGTAAGCTGTGTGGTTACAAACTGCGTAGGAACAATGTCATCTTCAAATACCACAGTATTGGGTTTCATGTTTTTCAACAGCGTCAGGTGTGACATGGCGCAGCCGACAAAGTGTGTTCCATACGGATTAGGAGGCGATGGAGTTGTATCAGCAGAGAATCTCTCAAAAGGTATACCCAGGCTATCCAAGACCTTTGAGCATTCCAGAAGAGTCTCGGTAGAGGATTCTACATTGATCACATAATTCGTTGTTTGAGTCAGATCAATAGTTTTTTCCATCGCTCTAATATGTCTTGTTCTTCCAAAATAATTTGGTTATTACTTGGACCACTAAATGGTATATGAGCTAAAGTACATTCAGCTTCTACTAATCCATATGTTTCTCTTTTAGAAGAATGATAAACTGCTTCAATAGAGTTATACATCTCTTCTTTATTATCGTAATGGTTTTTAACTACTACTTGATTTGAAACAACATACGGAAATATCATCTTATCAAAATAAGGTTTATCTGTGATTTGACCAAAAAGATAAACCTTATCAAACCCGCCCTTTAAAGCCCTCTCTATAGAAACGTGTGTTTGTTTATGTTCATCAATGCTACCAATAACTCCAGCTATATTATTATTTGGATTAACCCAATTAATTCTATCAACAACGGGAGGTATAATCACAGAAGGGTGGTTAACCGAATGCCACTTCTTTTGTGAATTACTAACGAATTGAATAACATCTACATTACTCAAATCTAAATGTTTTAAAATAAACAAATTAGTTTCATGACAACTGAGTATATGCTTTTTAAAATTAACTTTATTTAAAAGAATAAAGTGGCTAATTACAATATCATGTACATTTGGATTAGCTTCATTAATCAATGCCGATTTGCACTTATCCATATGCCATTCATGAGGACCATAAAAAGTACAGTCATACCCATTAGCATTTAGTAAATTAGTTAAAGCAATATGATGTAGCGTACTTCCTCCAGGATTACTCCATCCACTAATTATTTTGACTGACTGTTTCCGCACTCATCAACTCCCTATAAAGATTAAGCCGTGCTCCGACTACTTTGTTCATGTCGAAGTTTTCTTCAGTTAACTTATGCAAATTTTCACCCATTTTTTTAATTAAATCGGGATTCTTTATTAGATTAGTTAATACACGAACCCAATCACTTTGTCCTTTCTCTGGATCAATTAAAAATCCTGTTTCTCCATCTACAATCCACTCATCATAACATCCTACATTAGATGCTACAAGTGGAATTTTATACCTACCACATTCTGCAACTTTAATTTCAGATTTGGAATCATTAAACTCATTCATTTCCAAAGGAGCTAAAGCTACATCCATATTAGTATAAAACTGACCATAACGATCTGGTTGTAGGGCGTAATGAGTGTTCCAATTTTTACCACCCTTAAATCCTCTTAGAATTATCTGTTTATATTTCTTCCAAACATCAACTTGCCAATCATCGGAAGGTGTGCCTGGAGGAGGGTGCCCATAAAAATCCCAGCGGCAATTTTCTCTACCTGCTCTTTGATTTACAAAATGAGGAACACCAGAAAAATATTTCAAGTCTTGTTCGTGATGAATTCCGCCTACCCAACCAAATCTAGTATAATTTTTTTTACGTTTAGGTAGTTTCTCCATATTCCAACAAGGCAAGTTGTAATCAATTGAATTTTTAACTACAGCTAACGCATGTCTACAGTAAGGTGCAACCCGTTGTGCAAACTTTCTTTGTGTTACAGTTACTAGATCAGAATGAGAATAAATAAACTTAGTTATGTCTTCAAGACCTTTTTCCTTATATACATTATATAATCTATGACCTTGATAAATATTAGTAAGCAAATCATCTGTATCGTAGTGAACAAACTTACCATACTTCTTGGCTTTGCCAATAATTCTAGCTGTATAATTGCCACCAAAGTTGGAAAGGTTTTGGGTGAAAACAATATCCGCCCACTTGATATTTTCAAACTTCCAATCTTGGATCCATTGTCCAGTTTTCTCATCAATACCTAAAGGATTCTTGTCCCAACGTATTTCGACATCATTAGGGTATAACTCCTCAAGCTTTTTGTAAGGGGCTATAATTCTATAATAAGCACATCCGCCTTCGTTGGCAGGGACACAAAGTATTTTTAGTTTATCGCTCATGGTAAAAAGAAGAGGGAGATCAAAAGACCCCCCTCTATTATAGTCCTATCTAATTAGATCAGCCTTCTAAAATCTGATCTTCTTCTACTTCAATAGCAGCGGCTTTACCCTCGAAAACAGCTTCGGTTTCAGGAGTTGAGTGTGATACACCAAGCCCTGCTAGTATTGAAGTTACTGCTCCACCAAGATCAATGTTCTTATCATAAGGAACAAGTGATTTTGCAGCATTCATGTAGTGTGAACGCTTACGACGGAACAATAGTGCTAGTACGCCTTCCCAAGCAGCAAGGCCAGGAATAAATGCACCAGCGGTACTAAGAGCAACATCAATAAGAGTTTCAAAAGAACCCTCTCCTGCTGGGTCAGCAATAGAAACTGCTTTTCCTCCAGGAACTACGTTCTCACGATCAGTTAGTACAAGGGTTGCACCATCTGGAAGCTCTGCTTCTAGTTCATCTGGAACCGCTGTTGCTGGTACTACTTCCGCTCTTTCAGAGTCTACAACTTGATCAGAAGTGGTTAGTACCATATCCTGACCTCCGAAGAACTCTTCAAGAGCAGCGCATCCAGTCATTGTAAATGTAGCAGTAGCGACAACTGCTGCTACGATAAGTGCTTTAATAAAATTCATATTTCAACTTTGCAATTTAGAGAGATAGTCTCCATCTGAAACTTCTTCAGACTCATTTGTGCGACTATCCTGAATATCAATACCAGTTAGCATTGATACGGCCTTTTTCATATCATCATAATCTTCAAGTTTAACTAGATCATGAATACCGTGAAGCGAATCCATTACAGAAGCAACAAACGCTTTACTCCCTAGAGGTGAAGACTTTGGACGAGGAGCAGATTGATCGTACTTCGGCCACTTGTCTTCCATTTCTTTTACGATCTTGAAGTCGTGACCCTTTTCTGGATCTGTAATGTCTCCAAAGTCCTCATCTAGCATAGCGCCGATAATTTTCTTAAACAAGATTACCCCGACGGAAAGAATTTTAACGTCTTCAGTTTCTCGATCTACAATGTTCATGTAGTATCGAGCCCGAGGCTTAATTTGGCGTGCTAGATCCTCATCTTCTTTACGACCCGTTTTCCATAGTGCGTAGTAAAGATCGCAAAGAGGGCAATGTTCTCCATGAACTTTACGGCAATGCATATTCTTTATATTACCGTCAGGCTGAGGAACCCTGTGGATTTTGGTCTCAGCAAAAAATTCATTCTCATCATCCTTCCAAGGAAGAATTCTTACTGCGCTAGACCCTTCTGGGATCTGATAGAAGTTATTTAAGAAATCAGCGTTAGAGTTGTTGCTTGCTGAGTTATTGCTAAGTTGTTCGTGTTTACGACGTAGTGCGTCTAGATCAATAGCCATTGTAGTAGTCCTTTTGTTAGTGGTTAGTGTATGATAGTATGTTATTTGTAAAGTTTAGTTTCTTCTCGTTTATTTGCGCTACATTGTTGTAGCATATCCTTCCGTTGCTCAATGGCCTTTACTAATCCTTTGAGCAGACCGTAACGGAAAGAAATATCGTCCATAGTTTCTCTTTGAGAAATATAGTCAGGGTGGCAGAAAACAAAATCATCTACAGCCTTAGCTGTAGCTTTAGCAGTTGTTCTTCTATATTGTTGACTAAGTTCTGCTGATACCCTATCAAGCTCTCTAGTTGCTTTATCCAGCTCTCTCTTACCAATCATAAGTAGAGCATGGTATTGTGCATAGTTGGAAGCTTGTTTAGTCATTTCTTCTTCGATATTATTATCATCGAAGGCTACAGCTCGTCTCTGTAGCTCATAATACTCTCCGATTGTCAAATTTTCAAATATTTCTTCTAGTTCTTTCATGCGTTATAATAGTTACTGTGGTTTTTTTCTATAAATTTTTGTTATAAGTTTTTTATCTATCTTTATATCCTTATGGCTTGGATATTCTTTATTAACAGTTTTTGGTTGTATAAAAGTATCTTTAAATAATTTATCATATTCTGATTTTTTTAGTAATTTATAACCCCCAGCACCAAAAGAAACATAATCTCCAGGTTCACCGCGTATAGAATATTGATTTGGTAAAAACAAAGGTTCAACTAGTCCAAATTTAGTTTTAATTTGATAATAATCAGACCCTTTATATGTAAAAGCATATTGAGATGGGTTTATATAAATCCATTTTCCATTTACAAAAGTAGAAACTTTAGTAGTATTTACTTTTTTTGTTTTTACTATATTTTCACTCTTAGGATTGTTCATTCAAAACCTCAAATAATTCTGGATTAAGGGTCATTAAAAGAAGGAATGCTCTAGAAATCAATGTTGTAATTTCTTCGTTGCTTTTACTAGGAACTATACCTGTTTCCTCATCACCGCCTAAACTACAAATCTCTAAAGCTAGGTGTGTCAATTCATGGAATAATGTTTCTCTGGCCGTTTCATGGGCCATCGTTTTCTCTAGGGAGATTACTCCCTCATCAAAATCACACGTTCCATAACATTTTACACCAGAATCTTTAAGACCCTTCTTTATATTTAGTTGATAAGTCCTATAACCAGCATTTACAGTAGTTATATTTTTTTCAACTAAAATGTCCAGAATATTTTTAGTCTTCTGCATGAGTGAATTCGTCCGATTCGGACATCCTCAAAACATTATAGTCCACTTTCATCGGGACTGAGAATCTTGGACGACCATTTCTGGATTTCATAACATAGCACCTCATTTGCCCAGAATCAAACTCCTCCTCCGTTTGATTCAAAGAAATGGCAAAATCACAGGTTCTAATTTTACCGTAAGAATCTCCAAGTTCAGCGTCAGTAATTACCTTTACAGCGCGGCCTTGACGGTTCGTTTGGGTGGCGGTCCAGACTAGGAAGTTGAACTCCATGGCTAAACCTCGCATTTCCTCAGCAATTCTTTGCTGTGCTTGGTATTCGTGCTGAATGTCTCTGACGGGGCGCATAAGCTCAAGATAGTCCACAATCAATAAATCTGGCTCAAATTCGTCGTAGTTTTTTAGTTGAACCAAAAGGTTTCTCAGCGTATTGATTGATGCTTGCCCCGTAGGGAATTCTTTAATTACAAGCTTACTGTTTGGAAATTCTTTTTGGAAAAGACTCAACCTCTCACTTACAGTTAGTTGGTTGGTTGGATCTTTTAGCTTGAACTGAGGAATGAGTGTCATGATTGAATCAAATCTTTGTGCAATCTTATCCTCGCTCATTTCAAGTGATATATACAAAACCTTCCTGCCTTCGATTAGAGAATGCACACCTTGATTTACAAGGTATAACGATTTTCCTACTCCTGGAGGGGCAACAACCATGGCAAGTTCTTTAGACCCCAAACCACCTTCAAGAGATTTATTCAAAGAAGGTAGGATGGTTTTGTACTTGTTCTCGTTTTTCTTCTGGAAGGTCCTCTCCCAGCGATCCTTAATAGATGTGAAATAATCTTGGCCCGTATCAACATCTCTATTAACTAGTAGAGCTTTCTTAACAAGAGCCTCTACCTCCTCAATACGATCATCCTTGATTAGAGAGATGCTTTCAGCTATCGCTGATTTCATAGCTTCCTTCTTAGCAAAGCTCTCAACAATATCAAGAAGATAATCCCCATTACCTATTGTAGAAGTATCAAGATTATTGATGTACGTCAACTCATCATCATAATCCGAAACATTCTCTTTAGATGTTATTACTGATTTAACATCCTGTACAATAAACTCATCGTTAGGAAGTTTTCCGTACTTCTCGTAGTGCTCCCTAACAACCTTAAATATATTTGAGTGAGAAGGAAACTCAAAATATTCAGGTTTAATCAGGTTTACAATTTGTAGATAGAAATCTTTATCAGATTTCAGGAGGTACAAAATACCTCTCTGAATGTTTTCAGAAAAATCGTATGCCATTGTTATTGTTGTTTTTGGGGTTTAGCAATATCAAGCTGAGTGCTACCTACATCTTTGTACCCAAGCTTGTTTGCATTATCATAGGCTTGTTCAGTTAGTTTTTTAGCTCTTTCTTGTTTTTCTGAAGCCTCTTTCTGAGAAAGTTTACGAACTTTCCCATCTCTAGCTAGTTTAGCATAATCAATACTAACAGACTTGTACCTAGCCGCCTCATCATTTAAACGCTCTTTAGTATCATCAATACTTCTGTTTAAGAACCTATCAGCAGCAGTTTTATCAAAACCTTTTTCAGAGTGTTTTTTATACCTAGCACGAACTGTATGGTAGTCCCTATCGTCTCCGAAGGATAAGCCTACATTCTGTGACTGCCAGTTCTTCTCACACAGTTTTTTGCATTCTGGGCATTTAGTTCTAGAAGGTGCTTTACCTACAGAATAATCTTTTTCCCAAAATACCTTGCAATCATGACATATCCATTCAAAAGTCGGCATATAACTTAAAGCTCCCTTTATTGTACATCAACTCGAAGTCTTTGAATGATTTATGTCTTATTTCTTTTTCGTAAGGTGTGAAATAAGAAACAAGACCATCGGTGACGGAAATAATAGCATATAAATGATTAGTTCTACTATTGTACCAAATAGTTCCTGGTTTAAAAAATTCCATTATTCTTCCCAAGTAGTATCCCCCTCCATAGGAAGGGGATCTCTATACTCGTCACTCTCCGCAGGAGCCTCCTTGAAGAGAACAAGCTTCATTTGTTTGTGTTGCTGTTTCTCTTTTGCTTGAGTTATCCTCTTCATTAATCGCCTGACCCATAAATCTTTCAATGTTCTCCTCCGTCAATGAAATAGCTTGTAAAGGTTCGTTCCCTTTAGAGCCCGCACGATAAACTGTGAGACCTTTGAGATAGGGCGCATAATCCAAAGCAGCTTGTGAGAACTCTTCTGGGGTTGATGTTGCTGGTAAGTTAATTGTTTTAGATATACAGGAGTCGATAAACCGTTGTACCGTAGCCTGTACCTTAATGTGGTCCTCCGGGGCAATGTCGTATGCTCCAACAAAGGATTCAAGTGATTTCTTCTTATCATAATACTCTTGGAAAAGTGGATCTACAACAAGTTGTTCCTTCCAAATGTTGTTGCTTCTCCAACGACGATTGTACATCGCTGCAAAGATAGGCTCGATTCCACTAGAAACCCCATGAAGCATTGATATAGTTCCGCAAGGAGGGATTGTAAGCATAACTGCGTTTCTAATGCCGTGTCGTTTAATAAGCATTCTAATTCTCGCAGGTAGTGTCTTTGCAAATTCTTCGTTAAGATATTTCTTAGCATCAAACTCAGGGAATGGAGACTTATCTCTCGCTAAGTATATAGATTGCTTGTACGCCTCATCACGAATTGTACTGAATAATCTTTCCAAAAACTCTAAGCACTTTTCAGATCCATAGACAATATTTAGCTTAATAAGCATATAGTGAAGACCTGTTACACCAAGACCGACTCGTCTTGACCTCTGCCCCACCAAGCGACAATCTTCAGTAGGGAAAGTATTTACAGTTAGTACGTTATCTAAGAAACGAATACCTGTTCTTACTGTTCTAGCTAATCGTTTCCAATCAACGTCAGATCCATCATCTAAAACCATGTTAGAGAGGTTAATGTTACCCAAACAGCAGTTACCGTAGCTGGGTAAGGAAATCTCACCACATGGGTTTGTTGAATCAAGACGTTCAAAATAAGATACGTTAGTGTATTTATTTGCTAGATCAATGTTGTAAATACCAGGATCTCCAGACTCTACAGAGTTCTTCCAAATAAGATCCCATATTTCTCTAGCCTTAATATCCCTCTGACCGATCATTTCAAAAGTATCAGTCCATTTTACCTTGTAGAAATTTTCTGCTCTTGTTAGGGCGTCTTCTTCATCAGTACCTAGTACTTGAACAAGCTCCTCTCCGTTACGAGATAAATCGTATGAGTGGTATTCTTTGTTGTTGAAAGTGAAATACCAAGGCTCATCC